CATCCTCTGCACCATCAGCATTGTCAACAACAGTCGCGACAAGAGCTGAATAATTGATGTCCTCAGGTGTTGAGTTGTCGTTTGCGCCCCTGAAATTCACAGTGCTGATGACGCCTGCATCTGTGGCAACATCCGATCCGATGAATAGCTGCGCAGCACCAACCTCAAACTGGGTCGTCATCGTGCCAGCAGTTTGAACCTGCAGCAGCAACTTGCCGTCTTCACTGTCTGCAGTCGCATCAGCAATCACCGCCTGCACTTGCGCGTAATCAACCTCACGCTGTGCAGCATCAGAGTCGTCGTTATTGCCCCTGAAAAAGACAGTGCTTAAAGCGTCGTTGTCTTGACCAACCGCACTAGCGCGATGGCGATACATCCTGATGTCCGCTCCAGACGACGCATCATTGTTCGGGCACTCCAGACGCAAAATCTGAGTGTCCGTGTTGTTCACATGGATCGGTGCCTCAGGCGCAGACTCATTGATGCCAACCCTGCCCTCTTGCAACCTGACAACAGTGGACAGGCTGCCAGCAGTGGTGGTGTTGAAGTCAATCCGACCGTCTTCCGTACTGTTGCTTGCGTCAACAATCGATGCGGTGATCTCTGCATAAGACTGGGCACCTCCAGCATCATCCTCACCGCGAAACTCAATCGTTCCAAGAACATCATTGTCAGCAGGAGAGGCAGAGTTGCGATACAGAACAACATTTGGGCCTTCTGCTGATCCGGCCTCGGTGTTCTCGATAATTACGTCATCGCCAGCAGTCGCTTTAAAGGTGTGGAGCTGAGCCGTTGCCGTTCCACTGCCTACCTGAAACCCTGTTGTGGTGAACTTGGAGTTAAAGGTGTCGTTTGTGCTGATTGCAATCTCATCCTCTCCGCTGCGGAAGAAACCACTGTCGCCAGTGTCAGAGATAAAACCAAGTGATGGTGCTGCAACACTTCCATCTGGAATGTGGTCACAGAGGGTTGTGAACTGAATACGCTTGTTCTTGTTGGCGTCAGTGCTTTCCGACGCATCAAGCACCAAAAACTGATCACCGCCAGCAGGGGTGGTTAGCTCTGTCAGAGCGGATAGTTTGCGATCAGCCATCAGTTAGCAGCCTCCAGAGCAGCGACTTTAGTTTCAAGGGTTTCAATTTTAGTTAGTGCTTCTTGCAAACCTTTTGTCAGGACTGCAGTCAGTTTTGAGTAGTCAACAGTCAGAGTTTCGTCACTGTTGGCACCTATGACTTCAGGGACCAGAGGTTGAAGTTCTTGAGCAATGAAACCGATTTCCAGTTGATCACCTCGCTCCTCTGTGTCGATCCAGTTGTACGAAACGGGGTTCAGTTGCTTGACAACTTCCAACTGACTGCCGAGAGTGGTGACGTTGGTCTTCATGCTTGCGTCAGACGAACTGGTGGTAAGAGAACCACTAGCCGCAACGAAAAGTGCGCGGTTGCCTGTACCTGCAAGTGGCAAGAATCTCGCGGTACCATTGGCGAAGATTTTAAACCTCAAATCGTCGGCGCCCGTACTGAATTCCAGAGCCAAGGCCCCGGTTGAACCATCACCTGTTGCAACAATTGAAGCACCAACTCCAGCGCCCGAGTTGTCGCTCTGGTAAAACTCAATTGCGGATGAAAGTTCCCCGTCCGATAGAAAAGTGTCTGTGTCATGCAAACGGATTTTTGGGGCATCAGCTTGAATTTCAAGATCTGTAAAATTAGCACCACCACCATAATCAAGAGATGCTGCAATGCCGGCAGAGTTAGATACTTCAATAGCGTTATTGGTAGCTGTACCTACACCATTCCGCAAGAATTCGAGTGTTGTTGCAAGACTGCTAGAAGATTGCTTAAATCCTGCAATACCAGTTCCGGTTACAACTTCTAATTTTCTAGTAAAACTTGTCGTACCTATGCCAACGTTCTGTGAGCTATCAACCGTGATGGCTTGAGTGCCGTTTGTGACAATTGAAAGGTCATTAGCGGCGTTTCGTTTGAGGCCTGTATCAATGTCAGCGGCAAACGAAATTCCAGGCTTGGCATTCGTTCCATCAGCAGCAAGCGTCTGGCCGTCAACTTCCGCCAGAGTTACCCATGCGTCATTCGCAGCATTCCGCTGCTTGATCAGCGCAGGCGTTGCGCTGGTATCGACCCAATACTGATAGGCGTACTTGGTTGCGGGCTCTGTCGCATTGCTGTTCTGGCTGACGATTGCAGCCAGTGCGTTATTAAGGTCCGAACGAAAGCTGCTACCGCTTTGGTTCGCGAGAATATAGTCGTGAACTGCCATTTTTAGGTCTGCTCAGAGCCAAAGCCCGCTGCGACGTACTGGAAGTTGCGGTCGATCGAAGAATTACTGGAATTCTTGAAGTGGACCGTGAAGCCAGTTCGCGTGACGGATGTCACCTCATAATAATCCCCACTGGCAAGGTTGAAAGCCGTAACCCCCACCGTGGGAGCCTGGTAGAAAGCATTCGTGAACGTCACGGCCTTCGCGCCCGCTCCAGATGCAATCGTTGCGGAGCTTTCCGTGCGAGATGGAATCGACACCTGATAGCCCAACTCTTCCACCAATGGCGTCTGGTCAGGATGTTCAGCCTCTAGCTCACATTTGAACTGGAACGTGCGACCAACAAACGTAGATTTCTCCAAAACGCGCCAATCGCCAAATTCTGTTGAAGACTCCTGCAGCAGCTTGTCGCCATCTTCAAGCAAAAAGAAGTCCGGAGTTGCTTCAAGCAAGATGTCATCTGCTGCAGGCGCTTCATTGCTACTGCGGAAGTAAAGAATTGCGTTGGTGTCTTCTGCCAGCGTTCCATCCCAATCGCTCCAAGCGTCGACCAGCTCCGAGCGATCATCAATCAAATCACTCGGGTACAGGCCGCGTGAATTTATCGTGCGGTCCAGCTCGGCTTGAAACTTGCCGCCTAGATCTAACAATGCAGGAAACTCATATTCACCGCTGGCAAGACGATCACCGATGAAGTCCATCTCAGACAGATCATCAATGAGCAGCACATCATCAATCGTATCTGATCCGTCTAAAACCAAGCCATCGTATTCGTCGCTGTAGAAACACCCAAACTTCTCGCCCTGAAACGGAGGAGTGTCCGTATCTTCACGCCTTGTTTGGATTAAAAGTTTAGGAATTGCGCTAGGGATATTTAAAACGATGCTGATTGCTGTAGCACTTTTGACTTTGGTTGTTTGATCCTGGAGCTTGATAATGTATTCACCGTTCATCAGTGGAACGGTCACTGAGTTCGCTGTTGCCTGCACTTCAGCCAGTTTTACCGCATTGGTAAACGTGCCAGTGCCGTCTGTCTTGCTTGAGTGTCTGATTAGAGCTACAAGATTATTGAGCTTCTCGTTTGGAGGTGGGTTCCACTTAAGAAGTCCTTGCGTATCGTTAATCGGGCTGAACGAAAGATTGGTGACGTTAGGAACAACCTGCGTTATTGGTTTTCCATCATCGTCTGATCCCAGATCAGGAAGTGCCGGCGCGACTGCTGTTGTTTTTGCAAAAGTAGATTTTTTTACAGGGAAACCAATGCCAACCGCTCGTACTTGCACTTCAAAGATCGAGCCAGGATTGATTCCATCAACTGCAACTGACGTGCTAGTTGTATTGAACTCGGTAAAAGTGCCTTTGTCTATTCGATGCCTTACGTCGAAAGAAGCAGTAAAACCACCGGTCCCTCTCGTCCAAGTGGCTACACCACGATTTGTCAGGCCGCCGTCCTTTGAAATCAGCTGAAAGTCAATTGGCATCAGATTATGGGAATAGCAGGCGTCTCATCCAAGCTAGTCACGTCTATAAACTCAAGCTCTTCATCCTCGTCCGCGGCTGCGTAGATACTGTCGTTAAATTCAACGCCAACAACAGCAAACGTTCCATCACCATTGTCAGCAACAGAAAGGCATCTGAATTTTTGTTCTTTGACGTTATCAGTGCCAATGGAGTAAATGGCACCTACAAGCGGAGTTTCGCTAAAAGCTGAAGCCACCGCAACGCTTGTTCCGCTCGACGCGCTTGTGTTAATGGCCTTGCTTTCTACCGTTCCATTGTTCAACACGCACGTCAAAGTTGGGTTGCTGCCACTCGGTACGGTGATCGACTGGTCTGCCACGATTGAAGTTGTTGTTGAGCTGCTGATCCGGCCAGACAACCTTTGACCAGCGCGCATCTCGTCCTGTACTGCAAAGACCTGCCCAGGGAACACAAGAGCGCCATCGAGGCCGACAACAAACGTCACCGTGTTTGCATCAAGCTCTTCTGATTTCATCATCCAACGCCCCATGCGTTTGGCTTGCTTTTTGGACGTGCAGCCAAAAGCCAGAACCTCTTTGGATTGATAGCCGTACTTTGCGATCAAAGCCGCGTCTTCAATACAGATAACGTTTGGTTTGTAAAAATTGTCTGGATCGTTATAGCGGATTTTGATGCTTGTACTACGAGTCTTTAATGAGGAGCCGCTGTAGCTGAAAGCTCCATTGATTACTCCAGAATTCGAAAAGATATGAACAGGATCAACATCAGTGCCGTCAAGGTTACCGTGATCTGCAGTCACTTGGATAGTGTTTGACTGCCAATACATCATCCCTCTGAATATGCTGGCAAAATCTTGCAAAACGGTGAACGCTTGCGCTTGTGATGACACTTGAACGTTGCAGGCAAAACGCGGCTCACCATCAATAAGCTCGTTTGCATACCGCGCCAAGGGGTAAAGATCGACCCAGCTCAAATTGTTTTTGTCGATGAAATGTCCTGCGCCATAACGCTCGTTTACAAGCAAATCGTAGAAAATGCAAACGGGACATGTTGTCCATACTGCAGCTCCTAACGTCCCATTAAAATTGCCGTTAAACACCAAACTTCCGTCTGCTCTCGGCACAGCGTTGTGAGGAACTTGAACTTTTCTGCCTTTGACTAAATATGCTCTAGTCGGCAATGTCTGAAACTCGTCGGTTGAGATACTCATGCCGACGCAAGCCGAAAATGGATAGGCAGTCCTGATGTCAACGTGCTCTACAACAGAAGACCAGACGAAGGTGTTAGCACGACCATCCTTTAATGGCGTCCTCTTACTGATGTCATCAAACTCTTTAAAGGATGCCCTGAAAATGTCTTGATCAATGTCCCCAGAATTCTTGCGAGTGTGAGGGATCTCACCTTTGTATTTACTTTGTGGATACTTACGCACCTTAATGTTCCAAGGCCCCTTGCCTTGTAATTCGATGCCGCTTAGTTGATATTGATAGTTGCCAGTGCTGATGCCTTCAATGTAGAAAACATTATTTCCGCCACCTTTAAAATCTTCGCTAACTTCATCAACCGCTGTTTTCTTAACAGTCTTGAAAGCAGTGCCGCTGCCTACATCTTGGATAGACACATCAAAAAAGATTTGAGCATCAAACAACTGGCCCTTTACAAGTCCTTCTTGAGCTGTTGAAAAAAGACGCGGGATTGTGAAAATCAAATCAACGCTGTCCACATCGGTATCGGTGATTTGAACGATCTGATGGCCTGCTCCATACTTTCGTCTCTTAACTTGATTGCCGTCTTTATTCAAGATCTCGTCATAACCACTGCCTACCTCTTTGTTTACGTTAATGACGTTGCTGGTTTTCCCCTTTGCTTGTGGCAAATATCTTTGCTCACGCCCCCCTTGCCGTAGCTCATAAGAGCAATGGCTTTTTCTGACTAAATTTTGCCCAGTTTTTGCTGCGAGCGGTGATTCATCAAGGAAAACGCCTTTGCGATCACCCTCGATGCCATCGATTGGACCTTCACACAGAAGATCAACGATCTTAATTACAGACTCAGAATTAAGGCCCATTACGTCTCTGTCTCCGTTACAAGGTTATCAGTGAAATTCTGTTTCTTGTCGCGGAACATTTCATAACCAGCGCCGCGAATCCTGATGCGTCCACCTTTGTTATCGGCGTCTGTATCAATAATTTGCATCTTAAGTCGAACAACAGTGTCACTGTCCTCAATGCCAGTTTCTCCATAGGTAAAGGCGTGACACCACTTGTAATTATCTGTCTTTCTGAGCAGTCCTTGAATCGTGGCACGCACTCGCGTAAAGACAGGAGATTCACCGGTGTAGTTCTCTTTTGTTGTAGTGATCTCATAGGTTACAAACGCAGGCACAAGCTGGCTTCCGACCACACGGCTTAAACCTCGATCAAGCTCAAGGAAAAGCTGAAAGTTGCCAAATTCATCATCGTCACCCTCGTAATTTTTATAGGTGCTAACGTTATCAATTTCTCCAACGTTGAAAAACAGAAGATCGCTCCTCTTCCTTTTTTTGAAGCGACCATTTGAGGACTGTTGATTCTTAAGCTTGACTTGATGGGTAAACCACCGCCGTGTTCTTAAGCCGTTCAGAACTTCAAATTTAAATCTAGGCTTCTCTCCATTGACAGTGATCGTGCCCCTGCCCGGTGGCAAGAAAAACGCACCAGTCGGGTTGCTTTCGCTTGTCACTTCTACCTTTGACGAAATCATGTGGCTTCCGATCAAAAGCTTTCCGTAAACGAGAGGCACTGTCGCCCCAACTCCAACAGTGTTTGCAGGGCCAGAAAAGGCGTAAGACTGCTCACCAGATGTGGCGCGTGAAACGCCTTGCGGTCCGGTTGCGTTTGTGTTTTCGCCTGGAGAGGTTCTCCTGTCACCACCAAAACCACCGCCTCCAATCGTGGGAATAGTCGGCTGCGGCGAAAGCATTTCAGCCACACCGCCAATCAATAAGCTTGCGCCAATCGCACCAATAGCAGTTGCAGCAGCGCCACCAATCAAACCCATGCTTATAGCTGCGCCCGCTCCTGTTGCTCCTCCAAGCCCTGCACCTAGACCTAGAAAACCACCTGCCGCAGGGCCAAGCACAATGGCAGCAGCGATTAAACCAACTCCAGCTAAAACCTTTCCAGTGCCACCACCACTGCCTGTAACGACAGGAGTGACGATGAGATCATTTTTCCCTAGCGGTAAATGAAGATCGCCATAATCCAAAAACTCATCGGCCTGCACAACCGTGTAGCCAATGCCATGCTCATGGGCCTCAGTCAGCTCTTTCAAAAAAGCCGGCTCATTGATGCACAGCAGTTTGATTGCTTCCGCAGGGGAACGCAGGTCATGGTATTTGTGCTCTGAGCCATAACGCTCGCCCAGATCACCCAGCAACCTGACGGTCTGCTGCATACCGAAAGACCGCCGCGACTCTAGAGACATAGTATCGCCCAAAAGGTTCCACCGCACTCAGCGAATCTTGACGCTGGTGCAGAATCCGCTCATCAGGCAAAAGGATCGCGGCGTGCATTGGTGTTGCCGTTCCAAGGCACATGATCAGCACATCACCAGGCCGCCTTTTTGCGTAGTCAACCTGCTCAAAACCGATCGCTAAAGCCTGCTGCAGAAAGATGCTTTCGCAGGTCTGCAAATCAGCAGGCCGTTCAAAATCAGGAAGCTCAATGCCCTGTAGCCCAAACCAGTCACGGATCAACGTAAAGCAGTCAAACTTGCCGTAATCCCACTGCCTGCCAATCAAGGCTCGATAGTCAACCATCGTTCGTCTGGCACGCTCCAAATATGCCACGGTAATCCCGTTCCAGTGCAAGCACGCTTATCAGCCTCACTGGCCGGTCCGCCATCAGGGTGTGAATGCACTATCGCCTCAACAGATCCGAACATGGCTGCTACCGCATAGTCTCTTGGGTCGATCGCAAAGTCAGCGCAAGGGTCGTCCGCCACATTTCGACAAGGCCAATACTTGCCATCAACCACGACCCCGCAACATTCATTTGGTCCGGATCTTATCGCGTGCTGTTCTGCGTCAGACCTGAAGTCTTGCACCTGGGAAGCCACCGAACGGCAACAGTTTGTCTCCAGGGCCAATGCCCTGACCTTTGGGAAAACGCAACTCACACGCCGTTAGGTTCTTGGCGCACTGATCCTCCGATGGATTAGTCACCTGTACGTTTTGCAGATTAAACATCTTGCCTGGCTTGTACTTGCACTGGTTGCCTTTGTAAACCCAAGGGCAGTGCTCAACGACCTGTCTTGCTGGCAATCGCAGATTCGTCAAATCAAGCTTGCCGACAAGCTCAAATTCCACAAGCTCAGGATTTTCACTTGCCACGCGGTCGATGTACCAAGACTCATAGCCACTGCCAAAAGTCGCCGTTGGATCGGCAGTTGCATTAGAGCCACTTGAGAAGTTGACAGCATCGAGAAACTTTTTGCACGTGCGGATTCGCCTGACCTCTGCCTGCAACGGGTTGTAAGCATTCAGCAGGGCTGTGATTGCGTTATTTGCATTGGCAACTTTCATCCTTGGACGAGGCAACGTGCCTTTGGTGGTCACCTTAAAACCGTCAACTTCAATCGGGACAGCTGAATAGGTTACGCCATTAAAAACGATGTCTTGTGATAGCTCATTCGTTCCGGCGTGGAAGTAATACACCTGATTTACGCCGTTCACCGCTGCAGTCAGATGCAGCTCAAACAGCTCAATGATTGCTGACGGCTCAAGGGAATGTAGTTCCCTTTCGACCTTATCGGGTGTTGTCGTCATGGCTCAAACACCTGTTCGAACGTTGCTTGAATTGTGGCACGGTTCAAGTATGGAATCGACTTGCTCCAGTTGCGACAGATGTACTTGCCACTGCTGGCTTCGCCGGGTGGTGTGAAGTCAAAGTGTTCCGTTCCACCACGAGCATCCAAGAACGTTTCGATCGTGTCCGCATCTGTCTCAGAAACCTGAAACGTCAGGCTGTAGGACTTGGGGTTTTGATTGATGCCAAACGTGCTGCGCTGGCTATAGCCCGATCCAAACTGAGCGATTCTTACGTTTGGGGCGCTGTTCTTTTGAAGGCCGTAGGTCGGCGTGATTGCGGGGAAAGTAGCCATTAGTTGAGAAGACCTCCAGGCATTTTCTGTTTGACGATCTCAGCTTGAACAGCAGCACCGATGGCTTGACCAAGAGCTTTGGACTGCTGTGCATCGCCTTCCACGCTAGAGCCTGAAGCGTCAACGTTCACCACGATGTTAGAGCCGCCTAATGCGTTATTTGGCGTGACAGTGCCTGAAACACCAGGCGTAAACAGTTCAGGACCTTTCTCCCCAACGATGTATGACTTGCCAGCCATTGTGGTGCCGCCATTCGCCATGAATCCCCCAAAGATGGAACCCATGATTCCGCTCCCTTTGGTGAGAGTTCCGGTCAAGTTGCCAAAGAACAGCATGTTGCGGGCAACTTGCAGCAGCTGATTAGCAAGATCGTCGAGCAAGTTTGTGGCGGCTTCGGCCAAAGACTGCGTGCCAGTGACTGCACCTTTCAGGGCATTAACAACACCATCGGCAATCGTATCGCCGATGCCTTGGTAGATGTTATGGAGTTCTTCAATGCGTTTCTTTTCTGCAGCTTGTGCTTTTGCTTTTGCGTCAGCCTGCCTTTTGTTTTCGTCTGTTATAGCCTTTGTGGCGTCCTGTTGCTCAAACAAAGCCACAGTGGCTTGAAGTTCTGTCTCTAGCTGTGTCTTACTTAAGCCCTGCTTATTTTCGAGTATGTCTGCAATCTGAATTTGCCGTTCAAACTGTGTGCGCTCCTCATCGGTTAATGCAGCAGAAAGCAAAGTTTGCTGCTTCAAAGAACGCACTCTGTCGGCAGAAGCTTTAGCAATTTTCTTGAGTCGGTCTGCTTCTTTGTCAGCTTCAGAATCTGCTTTGGAAGGCGGTTTGGGCAAAGGAGTCGTACCCGTAGGCAATGGTGTAGGTTTTGCCCCAAAAAGTGCGGCTTCATCTGCTTTTGAAATTGCCGGAATGTTCGACATCCCAGACCCTGTAAGCCTTCTGAGAGAAATCCCTTTCGCCATCAACTTTCTTGCTTGATCTGTGCGAGCTTCAGAAGCAAGCTTCTTGGGATCACGGATGCGTTCAATGGTGCTTGCAATACCACCAAGAACCTTCGCCGCAAAAGACCCAACGCCTTGAATTACAGGCTTGAGGTCATCAATTATTCCTGCAAGGATGACGAACGACTTAGCAAGCTCAGGAACGACTGCTTCGGTAAGGGCGACCTGAACATCTTCTGTGGCGTTCTGGAACGCTTTAATCTTTGCCGCAGGACCGTCTAATGCTTGGGCGAGCCGTCCAGCACCCTCACTCTCAATTCGCTTGAGAGCTTTGATGACAATATCGCTAGTCAGCAGTCCTTGCGCTGCGTATTCTTTAAGATCGCCAGCTGCAACGCCTGTTTCATCAGAAATAGCCTGCAGCACCAAAGGCGCTTGCTCTGCAACACTCCGGAACTCATCACCACGCAACGCGCCAGAACCAAGGGCTTGCGACAGCTGAGTGAAAGCTGCAGATGCCTCCGCTGCAGTGGCCCCACCCAAAACAGCTGCAGTGCGGAAACCGCCAAAGGTTGACGTTATATCTTCAAGTGAAACTCCAAGGGGGCGAAGACGAGCAAAAGCATTGGCAAGAGCTTGATTTGCTTCTGTTTGGCTCAGGTTAAATTTCTGCGCGGCTTTTGTCGCAGCTTCTTGGAGCTGTGTGTACTCACCAAACCGCTGGCTTAGCAGCTTGATTCTGCGTTCAGATTCGACTCGCTGGACGCCTGTCTGCACTGCCCTGAAAGCAGCAAAGGCAATAGCCGCTTTGCCGATGTTTCCACGAAGGCCGCCCATGCGTTTGCCTAGCCGGGCCGCGTTGGCTTCTAAATCACGGAAACTTCTAATCCCGGTGCGGCCCATCCGCTGGAAAGCAGCCTGTACATCTCTGGCTGCTTTCTGGTTTTTCTTAAGAGCCTGCTCTACTTTTTTGCTTTCTTGCTCAACACGGCGCAGGGGATTAACTGCCTTGGCGGCTTCGACAATCAGTTCTACCGAAGCCCTTGCCATGTCTGCCTAGCAATAAGTCAATACTACCGCCGCATTTGCTTTGCGCGCTGCATCGCTTTCTCCTCACGCTCACCCTTCACTTCGTAGAACGCAGCAAAATGCACAAGCTCCGCATCGGTCAATTCCGTGCGAAGCCTACTGACGGTCATTCCAAGTTCGCAGGCCAAAAAGAACTCAAAGTAAGTCCAGTTGTCCTGCTTCAGTCGTTTTTTGCTTCCTCCAGGTCAGTGCTTTCGCCAAGACCGAACAGGAACAGCTCAATCTCGTTCAACACAGACTCAGGCAGTTGGCGCTGGAGCTTGTTTGCATCAGCAGCGGCAAACGCCTTCGTGCCATCTTCAAGCTCAGCAATCTGGCAAAGCATGTTGGTGCTGATGTCCAATGCCTCATCAGTACCAGCCAGCTGCTGCGCTTTTTTGCGGTCGGCGCGTGTGATCGGCTTGAAGTACAGATCGACGATCTTTTTGCCGTCTGTGTTCTTCAGTTCAAACTTGCGACGCTGGTTGAGGTCAAAAGCCCCAACCAGCAAGTCAACTGTGCGATTTCCAGCAGGCATTTAGGCGACACATTTGTCACCCAAACTATAGCCTCATCACTCAAGGTTAGAAGTGATGGTGCCAGAGGTGATGAAATTGCAAGTAGCAACAACTAACTCACCCACAGTGGAGGTGATTTCCATGTCGGTAATGATGCCACCAAACGAGAGGGAATCAGTGCCGTTTGTGCTGCCGGTAGTAAACAACTCAAAAGAAGCATCAGCAGTGTCGCCTGCTTTGATTACATCCTCGACAAAAGCAGCTTGACCAGTAGCGTCGGGATCGTAAACCAGCTCAACAGTGCCAGAGCCGCTAATCATGCTGCCGACAAATTGACGGAAGGTGTTTCCGTGGACAGTGGTGTCCAAGGTTTCCTTGGTGATTGTCAGGCTCCAGCTGCGGGTGCCCACAACAGTGGCGAGAGAGCCGCTGCCGGTCTCAAATTCAACTGAGCCGGATTCGCCTCGGATGGTGGCCATGGTCAGAGTTCCTCGATAAATTCAAAGGCCACACGGACCTGAGTTTGAAAGTAGCCCTCGGGACTTGGTGAACCCAAAACCTCTGGACCAACTGGTGCGTCGAAGAAAACCCCCGACACGATAACCCGATTATACAAATCTCGAATGCGTTTTCCAATTACAAGGTTCGCGCCAGGGCCTGCGCCTTTGGGCGTAAAAATGTTGATGAGAGTCAAGCCGACAATCCGGTTGTAGCCGCTGGTTGTTAGGCCATGCCCTAAGTATTCATTGGCCCCGAACGCCGTCAGACATTGCACCCAAGAACTGTTCGGTGTTGGCTCGTAAGCCATGTTGCTGAAGACAACAGGCAGGGCAGGGCTGCCTGCAAGCTCTGTGGCGAGCCTGCCTTCAATCGTTGCCCTAATCGCGTTGAGATCAGCAGCAGCCATTATCTGCGTCTCCGCCTGATGTCATTCACAATCTTAGGCACGTCTTTCTTGGCAACCTCATCAGCGATTGATTCGGGGTAGCCAGGCTTTGTACCTTGCCTTGTCCGATACTTGCCGCCCCATGAGGGGGGAAGGTTCTTGCCCATAATCACGGGCTCTGCATACTCAGTACGGTTGAAGACGCGCCCCTGCAAGGGGTTGTCCATCTTCTGCTCCCAGTTTCCGATCAACACCCCAGTGTCGACAGGTGTGCCGATGCCGCCATTGCTAGCGGCTTCGTAAAGCTTGAGTTTGCTATGCAGAGTCTGCGTCGTCTTTTTTACGACCAGCTCAACCTCTTCTCTGCAGAAGTCGCCAATATCCCCAATCCGAATACCGCGAGCCATTGCTACGCCCTCAGAATCAGCTCATGAATGATCGCGCTGTTGTCCTGTTCCGTTGTCTCCACACGGATGATCTGATGAACAACGCTGCCAATAACGACGCGATCCTTAGTCTCAGGCGCGGTGGCAAGGTCATCAGCTGCAACCGTTAGACGCTTGTCACCAGCCTGCACCAGCTCGTTGACCTCACGCAGGTTCACATCCTCAAGGATGCCTGGAACCGTTGTGTCACTTTCGCTTTCCGTGATTGCACCAGTCGTAGTGTTGTAACTGCCAGCCGTGACGTAACGCACTGTCACGTCACCGCCGAACTGCTTCAGCACATTGCTTGCAACCCTTGCCAGCGAATCAGCAAGTGCCATCAGAGGTTATAGGCAAGGCAAGCGCCGCTGGTCAGCGTGATGCTTGTGATGATTCCGCAGATGTAGGTGTCAGCAACAAAGGTCTCACCAGCCAAGCTGTTGCCGGTTGCGTTCTTTACCGTGATTGCACTAATCACAGTGTCTTCCTTGAAGTAGACCTTGCTGAACCTGCCGGTATGTGCAGCAGTATCAGAGATGAACTCGAAGCCGCCTGAAAGGTCTGCGTACATGGTCAGCTCCGTTTGATAGCGATGTTGCCTGGTCCACTAATTCTAAGACCTGTCAAGTACCTTTCAAACATCGGCGGAACGTGGTCAGCGCCCACAGCGCCTGACTTGTCCGGAGTGACATCAAGGTTGCCAATCTTGACGTTCTTGAAGTCGTTTAAACCGCTAAGGCTGATGCCGTCGGTGTTGTTCTTGAGGTAGACAGCAAGCTCAATCTGAGCACGCTTCACCTGATCTGGGATCTCGGTGTCGGTGAAGTAATCCTCAGAGATGCGGAAAGGAAAGCCAGTGGCGTACGTGTTGACGTAGGTATCGGGCTTTCGCACGCCAGTACGCGGCCATTGTCGTGCTTGCGTATCGGTAGCGCGTGCGCCTAAAAATCTTTCTCGGTCGAGACGTTCAGCCGCAGCTGTCAAAGCGCGGTTGCGTGAATCGTCATTGCCGGTAGTCCACTTGCCCACATCAGTGGACTCAATCATGGCTTCGACAAAGGTGTTTGCCTCAGTCAGCGTTATGTAGCTGTTGGCGTTTGCGCCGCCCGCTGTTGCGTCGATTGTTACTGCCATCGGGCGTCACAGTAGAAGTCTTTTTGGTCGGCTTTTCAGGAGCGGAGGCCGCCACTTGTGCAGCAGCCTCACGTTCCTTCATCCGCCTAAAGGCGAAGAGACCCATCAGGAGCTAGCGCCCTTCAGAGCCACAAAGCTCAGCACAATGGCTTCGCTAGCGGTCGAACCAACGTTCGCCACAGTGATCTTGAACGAACCAGCAGCAATGCTGTTGGCCTGAACCAGATAGCTGCCAGCAGTACCGGCAGAGCTGTGGTTGACCACCACCACGTCAGTGGCAGCGATCTTGTCGTTGTTGACCTGGAAAGTCACCTCAGCAGCGCCAGCAAGCTCAGCGCCGTTCATGGTGATTTGACCGGACTCTGTGTTGAGAGTCACGGCGGTTGCTTTGTTGGTGGCCTGGGTCACAGTGCCGCCAGTGGTCGGGCCAATCAGAGAGCCCGCTGTTGCCTCAAAAATGGATGCCATGGTTAGTTACCTCCTCAGTCGAGTGCGCTGGTGGTGGTAATCCGCACGATGCCAATGTTGTTGGTCTCGTACACCTTGGTCCAGTTACCCACGGTTTCCAGTTGTGCCCGCGTGGGGTTGGAAACGGAAGTGGAGAACGAAGAACCGATCGGGTGATACACGTAGTGCAGATCAATCGACATGGCATCGCTCTTGGCGAGGATGTCACGGTCGGTCTCGGTTTGGAGGCCGAGTTGCTCACCGGAGCCAACGGCACCTTGGGTGAACATGTAGCTGGCATATTCGGTGGTGGCACCAGAGCCAGCGGTCTGAACGTCCGATGAGACGATCACACGCATCCCCATAAACGTGGGGACAGCAACGTTGCCAAAGGCACCAGCCAAGGAACCTTGGGTTGCGCTGGCGTCGGGTTGGCCATCGCTATCCAGCACGAAATCAAGGGCACGGCGTTCCTTGAGGTCGTAGTACACCTTGGGGTGAACCACGATTGCAGCCAGCTTGTCGCCTTGGTCGCCCAGCAGGGACTGACCTTCAACGACTTGACGTGCGCTCAGCTGAGTAGGGGTGTCGCCAGACGCGCCATCGACAGCCAAAGCTGCGAAAGAAGCGGAGCTGGTGTCACCAACAGCGCCAAAAATGCCAGCCAGGCAGGACAGCAGATCCTTTTGACGTTGGTTGGCGATGTAATCAGCAATCTTGTTGCCGATAGCAGCCATCGGGTCGGAACCTGCTGCCAATGCGGCGAGGTCACGAGACTCGAAAGCACGACCACGGTGCAGAACGACGCCGACTTGCTTGTCAGCTTCGATCTTGCCAGGAGTCAAAGAAGAGCTATCCGTCAGACGCTCGAAGTCGCCTGACAGGTTGGCCTTGTAGAAAGGCACTTGAACGAAGTCACCACCGTCCTCGGCAGCATTTAGCTCAGCCATTGGCTGCACCACACCGCTAGCCAGGAAGGCATCACGCTGAGTGGTTTGCTCAATGACGTAAGGCGTAAATACCTCGGGGATGATGATGTCAGAGCGAAGA